CATCCTTTCTGTATTCGTAACGCTGATGGTGATACATCACCGGTGGCTGGCGCTGTCGGTAATGATCCTGTCAACGGCGTTACTGGTGTTGTGATTCGATATTTAGTACCTTATGATGCACCAGATACCCTTGTATTTCAGTGCGCTAAACGAGGACAAGATATAAAACATGCCGATGATGGTGTATGTCCTATAAATATATACAATATCGATCCAACTTATTTTATCGATGACAATGGAGACGTTATTGTCGACGATGATGGTAATCCGATTACCGATGAAAATCTACTGCCACGAACAGCGGTAGTGACTACATGTTGCGACGATGACGGGTGTGGTGTCTAATGCCTGGTGTAGCTAGACAATCAGACAAATCAACAGGTCATGGTTGTTTTGCACCGACACCCATAACAACTTCGGTGGCGAGCAGTGTATTTACGAACGGAAGAAATACGGCGAAAGTCGGCAGTAAATGTATACCGCACAAATGCGGCACAACAACTCACGCAGGCAGTACAAGAGCTATATCACAAGGTAGCGGAACAGTTAGAGTAGAAGGAAGTCCTATTGCTCGTTTAGGCGATAGAATTGCATGTGGCGATTCGGTAGGGCAGGCTTCAGGTAATGTTTACGCTGGCGGATAAAAGGATAATAATAAATGGGCGCTAGAACGACCAAGAATAACGAAGAATACAAACAGGTATCAGGTAACTCTGAACTGTATAGCGACTTCACAAATTCATTCTTGCCTCACCCCAATACCGGTCAAGTGACTCGTCGAAGAAACGTCGACTCGGTAAAACAGTCTCTACGCAATCTTATTTTGACAAATAAATATGAGAGGTTGCGTAATCCTACATTCGGTGGAAATATTCGAAGATACCTTTTTGAGGACGTAAATGATATAACCGCTTATGAAATTAAATCTGATATAGAATATCTGATAAAAGAATATGAACCTAGGGTCAGACTTATTGAAGTAAGAGTAGACCCTTCCGAAAATAACAACGCAATGAATGTTTTTATAAGATTTGGTGTTTTTTCATTCACAGAAGACACGTCACTAGACATACAACTCTATAGAGTAAGATAAAATGGCAGACTCAAGTATTAATTACACATCACTAGATTTTGAATCGATCAAATCGAATCTAAAGGATTATCTGAAATCACAAGATATCTTCAAAGATTATGACTTTGAAGCTTCAAACATGAATGTCTTATTGGATATCTTGGCTTATAATACAAACCTGAACGGTTTCTATTTGAACATGATCGGCAATGAAATGTTTTTAGATAGTGCTTTATTGCGAGATTCTATTATTTCTCACGCTAAAGAATTGAACTATCTACCTAGATCATTCCGTTCTGCGACTGCTGTGGTCAATTTAACACTGACAGACACTACGCAAGGTTCGATAAGCATACCGAGAGGCACAGCGTTTACTGGTTCTGATGGAAATAAATCATTCACATTTGTAACAGCTGAAAACCTTTTGACCACCAGTGATCCAGATGTTGCTAATAAATTTTACGCCAATAATGTTACGATATACGAAGGCGATTATATTTCCGATTCTTTTGTGGTCGATTATCAAAATGAAGAACGATTTGTTGTTTCAAATAAAAACGTAGACACCAACTCTATCTTTGTTGTTGTTATCGAAGACAACGGCGCTACATCATTGACATATAAGTTTACCGACTCGTTGTTTGATCTTGATTCGCGTTCGCAGGTATTCTTTTTACAACCTGCTGAAAACGAGAGTTATGAGGTTGTGTTTGGTGACGGTGTAATCGGAAGAAGACCAAAAGATCGTTCGGTCATTCTTATTCAATATCGAGCATGTAACGGCGAACTGCCAAACGGTATTCAACGTTTTAGTGCTGATGGCGCAATCGGAACATCTACGGTGACAGACGTTGCAACAGTCAATAGAGCTTCGGGTGGTTCAGTATCCGAATCCTTGTCATCGATTAAGTTTAATGCACCACGAGCATTCACTACACAGGAACGTGTGGTAACCGCTGACGATTACAAATCGATTTTGTTACGTAACTTTTCGGAGATTAATGATATTTCTGCTTACGGTGGAGAAGAATCAGTACCACCTCTGTTTGGTAAAGTAATTGTCGCAGTAGACCTAAAAACAACCGATAAACTTCCTCCTTCGAAGTCACAAGAATATAAGAACTTTGTAAAGAGAAGATCACCTCTGTCAATCGATCCGGTGTTTGTAGAACCAGAATACACTTATGTAAAAGTTGAAACCACTGTAAAGTACAACATCAACCAAACATCACTTACTTCGGATGACGTTGGCGCTTTGGTGAAATCAGCGGTACAAAATTACAATCTAACAAACATTAACGGTTTCAGAAAAACGTTGTTCTATAGTAACTTAGTTTCAACGATTGATTTTTCTCAATTATCAATTGTATCGAATGACACGGAAGTGTTTGCTATTAAGACGCTTGTACCTGAAGTGAGAACCATTAAGAACTATGACATTGATTTTGGATTAGCGTTGAGAGATGATATTGGTCAAAAAGTTGCCGAACATGATTCTGGAGATATTTCAATTGTTAAATCGACGCCTTTCATTTTTAATAATGAGACTGTTTTCATCGAAGATGATGGAGAAGGCCTTCTGAGAATTATGCAAGATATCGGAGAAAATCACCGCATTGTTAAGTTTATCGGTACAGTAGATTATAACACAGGCATTTTAAAAATACAATCACTCGAAGTGCAAACACTGATCGATAACAAAATTGATTTTATTGCGAGAACTAGAGACCGAGATATCACAGCGCAAAGAAAAACAATACTTTCAATTCGTGATGATGACATTTCAATCAAAGTAGAACAGGTTCGAATCTAATGAAAGAGCTTGAAAAGTACGTTAGTCAATTTACGCAAGAACTTTTTCCTGAATTTTACAAGGAAGAAGGTGAGCTGTATATTGCATTTGTAAAAGCGTATTATGAATGGATGGAGTCTACAAACCGTGAGCTCTATCACTCGCGTCGAATTCCAGAATATAGAGATGTTGATAGAACGGTTGAAGATTTTATTATTTACTTCAAAACAAAATATCTACCAAACGTTCAGTTTAACACCGCATCAAACAAAGAACTTTTCATTAAAAACTCGCTTGATTTTTATCGTGCGAAAGGTACAGAGCGTGCGGTTGATCTTTTCTTCAAACTGATTTATGGTTTTGAAGCAAGAGTATATTATCCAGGCGATGATCTATTTAAATTGTCAGATAATGAATTTATTAACGTACAATACCTAGAAATTCAACAAGTAGATTCGAATATAAACTTTGTAGGTCAGGTCGTTACAGGTTCACTTTCAGAATCCACAGCATTTGTTGAGAGATTGATAAGAATCAAGAAAGACGCTAGGTTTATAAGTGTTTTAATGATTTCTGGTTCGTCTGGTGACTTCATTACTGGCGAACAAATATTTACCACTGATCTTGAAAATAACGTTTCTGTAAGAATGATTGGATCCTTGTCTAGTTTACAAGTAAGTCAGTCATCTTCCGACTTCACGCTCGGCGAAACTTTGAATATCATTGATGGAAACGGCAAAAGAGCAAAAGCTAGAGTATCGGAAGTCTCAAACTTTCAAGGATTGGTGCAATTTGAACTACTTGAAGGCGGTTGGGGTTACTCAGCAGATGCTGATGTTATAGGATCACAATTTGCGTTCGATCTTTCAGAAATTTCTGTTACAAATCGATCGTTTTTTGCTATAAATGACTATTTTAAGCAATTTGAAACAGTTAGACAAGACACTTTGTTGCTTGAAATCAATGAATTTTCGAATAACGGTCTTTTTTCACTTACTCTTGATGGCACTCAGAGATTAATTTCATACGAAAATGGCGATCCTAACACCGGCAATGTAGTTTTCGAGTCAACTATCGTAAAATCGACAGCGACTGAAGGTCAGGAAACAATTATCGTGTCTTTTGACGGTAATCTTTATGATAACACAGCATTTAATGAATCATTGGTCGAGTTTTCTTATGATGACGGCGTTGATGACTTCACCGCTAACGTTAGTGCTGTAACATACACTGCTGCAACAGCAAACCTGTTAGCCATGGATGACACTTTAGTAGTCGAATATACATATGACGCTGATCCTACAGAAACTAATTTAAATCAAGTTGAAATTAATGATATTTTAGAACAATACGTTCTGCTTAACGGTGTAACCAAACAAGTTGCAAACGCAGTTGTCACCGGTGTTAGTTTTGACAGTGGTACAAACAAAGCAACCGCGACTATACGGAGAGACATTGGACAATTTAGAGATATTGAAGGATTTATCGATAAAGATTCAGGAAAACAATATTCGATAGAATCGCTGAACGGTACTAGATGTGGCATTAACACGGCTGTAAACACTTTTTACAGATATGCTACTATCACAGGTTTGACAACCGAAACAACTGCTAG